CGGTTTCTTCGGTCTGCATCGTGGGCTCCTTCGGGTCGGGCGGGCGGCTTCGGCGTTTTCCGATCCGCTTCCCCTCCGCCCCCATTGTACCACGCGCGGAGCCCGCGTGCTTGACATGGAGCTGACGCTCCGCTGACGTTCCGCTGACGCTCCGGGACGGGACGGAAACGCGGGGAGGGACGGGCTCGGGGGGCTCGGGGGGCGGGCTTGGGGGGGCAGGTTTTTCGCCCGCGTCGCGTCGTGCTTCCCGCGCTCCCGCCCGGCTTGATCTCGCCCCCGCCCCCGCTCCCGCGGGCGACGGCTTGGCCCCCGCCCCACGGGCTTCGGCTTCCCGCGCTCGCTTCCGGTCTCGCCCCCGCGGGTGTGGGCTGGGGCTCGGCGGGTGCGGGGTGGCATGGCGAAAGGGAAGGGGGGGCTGCCCAACCGAAGCAAGGGCAAACCCAGCCGGGGGTATCATACCCTCTCCTGTTTGAAATATATCTGGGTAATATATTATGAGACGCTCTTGTACGGAATGTTACAGAATGTTACGTTATGTTACGGGACGTTCTCGTAATATACCCCCCGACGTTCTTTATACGTATCCCTAACGTAACAATGTAACAAATGTAACAAAAAAGAAAAAATATAATAAATAAAAAACGTGTCTATTACGTGTTGGGGGCTGTCTGCGCTTCTGGTCAGCCCCTATTCCGGGAGTTGTTACGGAATGTTACACTGTATAGGAAGCTCTTGTAGGGTATACCACACCCACCAACGCCGTCTACCGTAACAGATGGTTGTTACGTCGTTGTTACGGTGTTACGTGGTGTTACGGGGCATACCCTACAAGACCGTAACAGTAACGCATCTTGACTGTGATATATTCAATATGTTATAATGGATATACGGGTACTTCCTGTTCCGTAGTTGGCTCTCTTGGGGACCATCGCCGTGGTCCCCAGGGGGGCCGGGGGGTTCTGATGTCAGGCACAAACAAGGAGAGGATACGAAGAATGAGGTTGAGGGGGGAAACGGCTGCTGCCAAGCAGGGTTTTCTTGATTACTTGGCTATGGGGCCTGGAAGAAGTCTTCGGAAGCTGTACGAGGAATATCGTGATCCTAAAAAGTATAAACAGGACATGAATTCTTCGGAAGCTCCCCCTACCCGACAATTATCAACGATTCAGATGTGGTCTTCAGCTTACAATTGGGTAAAAAGGGTCAACAGGGTAACTGACGAGCAAATCGATACTATATTTAGAGAGCAGAAAAGGGCGTTGGCGGAAGCATCGCTGGAGCAGTTCGCATCCCCAGCTGCTCGGATAAAGGCTTTAAACCAAATAGCAGAAATGTTGTTGGAATACTTAATCGATGTCGGCTTAATAAAAACCGTAATAAAGCAGGTAGGGTCAGGAAAAAACACCAGAATGAAGGAAGAGAAATCGGTGGACACACAGGCTATTCAGGCCTTCAGGGGAGTGTTGGAAGATTTAGCTAAGGAAACTGGTGGAAGACCCACAGTGGGTAAAATGAAACATGAGGTGGAAGGAGAAGTAACCGCGAGAAACATCTTTGTGCTGCCTGACGTAGCTCCTTTACCGATCCCTTATACCGATGAGATAATCGAAGGGGAATTTACGAGTGGAAATGGCCGAAACAGCAATTAAAACTGAAAACCAGCTAGAGGAGTACCTACATGAAGTTGAGGAAAAAGGTGCTCAGGTTTGGCGTCCCCAGCCAGGACCCCAAATCGCCTTCCATAGTAATCCAGCCGATGAACTTTTGTATGGAGGAGCAGCCGGGGGAGGCAAGAGCGAGAGCTTACTTGTGGAATCGATACGGCATACCACAGTGCCAGGATACCACGCCCTACTCCTCCGACGCACATTCCCTGAGCTTACACGCTCGGATGGTCTTATTCCTAGGAGTAAAGAGCTTTTCTGGAACGTCGGGAGCTGGAAAGCTGGAGAATACCGTTGGTATTTCACTACCAAAAATCTCCGGAAGCCAGCCACGGTTGACTTTGGTCATATGGAACGCCGTGACGACATGTTCAAGTATCAATCTGCTGCTTACTCCTATGTAGGATTTGACGAGCTAACATCCTTTCTGGAAGAACAGTATATTTATTTAATGTCCCGATTGCGATCTGTGATTGGGACGCCAAAACGAATGCGGTCAGCCACCAACCCAGGCAACGAAGGCCACGACTGGGTGTTGAGACGTTGGCGGCCTTGGCTAGACGTCACATACCACGATCCCGCAGAACCTGGAGAAATACGCTGGTTCGCCAGAGTAAATGACCAAGACATAGAAGTGGAAGGACCAGATTATGTAGGACCAGCTGGTGAGCTTCCCCTATCTAGGACATTTATCCCTGCGTTCGTGGAGGACAATCCAGCCCTCCTGGCTAAGGATCCCCATTACGTGGCCCGGTTGCTGGCTCTGCCGGAACCATACCGCAGCCAACTGCGAGATGGTAACTGGTTAGTGGGTCAGGAGCACGAGTGGCAAGTAATACCCTATAAGTGGGTACGAGATGCCATGTCAAGATGGACAGAATCCTACGGGAAACTGTTTGAATTCTCAGCGTGTGCCCTGGATCCAGCCCGTGGACAAGATAAATCGGTCTTGGGATTTCGTAGGGGAAATTGGGTTGGTCCCCTACAATATTCAAATGAACGAGACACAATGTATCTGGTGGGGGAAATAAGAAAGTTATACAAAGAAGAATCGGCCATGGGACTTAGGATCCCGGCCCGAGTAGATTCAATTGGAGTGGGGGCGGGCATATATGATCGCATGCGGGAACTGGTAAACGAGCACAGGCAAGACCCCAACGGCGCTCACAAAATAATTGAGCCGTATCCCATAGTGTCCAGCGAAAAAACGGCAGCTACAGATGCATCAGGTCTGCTTGATATGGTGAACGTCAGAGCGGAATTGTGGTGGAATATGCGCGAGATGCTAGATCCAGATAACCCTATGAAGCTATCCGAGCCTGTTATGCTCCCCCATGATAATGTGCTGCTAGCGGATCTTACCGCCCCTAGATGGAGAATGACATCCGGTGGAGTTATAGTGGAGTCCAAGAAAGATATCAAAAAGCGTATTGGTAGATCAACGGATGCTGGGGATACAGTTTGCATGTTGTTTTATAACTTAGGCGGGGGATACGGTACAGAGGGAGCAGGAGGCATCTGGGTATGAGGGGCAATAAGGACAGGCTGGGACTTGTTGACAGAATGCGGCTGGCTTGGCTATCGCTTACGGATGCAAAAGCCGCCGCCACTATGATACCGACCTATCTAAAAGGGCAGGCGCAATGGACCAAGGGCGGCCTAAGGAATCTAGTGACTCGGGGATACACTAAAAATGAGCTTATATGGAGATGTATTCAGGAAAGATCTACATCAGCATCCTCCCCCAGGATGATCGCTAGAGACAAGCAAACCGGTGAAATTTTAACCGATCATCCCATACTTTTACCCCTGTATCACCCTAATCACCGTATGTCACATTTTGACTTATGGTCTATTAGCATTATATATGCAGACCTTACAGGAAAATGCTATTGGGAGCAAGAGAGGGGTCCTCTGGGAAACACCGTTAGACTATGGCCTCTAAGGCCGGACAGAATGCACCCGGTTCCGGATCCGGTAAAGGTGGTATCGCATTACGAATACCGCATTCCGGGACTGAAACCAATAAACATCTCGGCTGAGAACGTTATAGAATATCAGATTTTCGATCCCCTGTCCCTGTACAAAGGCATCGCACCGGCGGAGGTGGCAGCAAAATCGATTGACGTTGATATATCACAAACGAATTATTTAAAGTTATTTTTTGAGTCGGGGGGCATACCGCCTGGGCTAATTAAAACTAAGAAGAAGCTAATTGACGCGGACGTTAAAGATATACGACGCAGGTGGAGGAAGCGATATGGGGGTTACACTAAATGGATGGAACCAGCCGTATTGGACCTCGACGCTGAATACCAAAAAACCGGGTTTTCCTTTTCAGAAATGGGATTTGATGCACTAGACGCTAGATCAGAAATCAGAGTGTGCATGGCTTTCATGATACCCCCGGTTCTGGTTGGAGCACGTGTCGGCCTGGACCGGGCGACATACGCTAATTACAGGGAAGCCCGCACGGCGTTTTGGGAAGACACTATGGTTCCGATGTTTAACCATCTAAGGGACACTTTCCAGAGGGAATTGGCGGACGAGGAGTGGACCGACGTTGAACTGGAGTGGGACTTCTCTAATGTATCCGTACTCTTCGCCAAAAACATCGAGCAGCGAATACAGCATCGTGCTGATTTTCTGGCCGGGGGGCTCCTGCTTGACGAATATAGAAGGTATATGGGATTGCCCTCCTTACCTAATGAATCCGGGAAGGTTAGAGTACAATCCCTTGCCTACCAAATCATCCCCGAGGGCGAATATGGACAGCTTGTACCACTCAAGCAACCAGTCGGCCAGGGGGACACTAAAGCCAGAAAAATTGATGAAGTTCTCCGTGAATTAAAATCTCCTGCCTGTAGACAGGCGGGGGAATCGGAAGACGATTGCGTAAAAAGGAAGATTCCGGAGATCGCCGAGGAGCACCCTGAATGGGATCAAGATCAGGTAGTGGCTGTGGCCTATGAGATGTGCAGTACCTCCTGCAGCGGAAAATCCGACAATGGACATAAGCAGGGGGAAGGCCCCCTGCCATCCAATCCAATTAGAGACGCCATAATAAGCCGGGCAATAGCTAAGGCAACAGAGAGTCTAAATGAGCAAAAGGAGAAAGTAATTGCCGGATCTTGATGACGCCTTTTGGCAAGAGATATTTGAACGAACCATTGATCTCATAGTGTCAATATGGTTGGATGCTATGTGGGAGGGAGCCCTGTCAGTAGTGGGGGTAATGGATGAGGCGGGGCTACCCCATGTCGATGAGGGGGCTCTGTACGATTCAATACTCGATTGGATATCACAAAATGCTCCATATCAGGCGTCGCTTATTTGGGAAACCACAAGATCCGCGGTGGAAAAGGCCATAGAGCTGTGGAATGGTGAAGACGAGCAGCAGCTGGAGGATCTCCTAGAGCCTATATTTGGGGAATCTCGGGCGGAGACCATTGGAATGACGGAGGCGATCCTTGCCGCCACTATGGGTAACTTGTTGGGGTGGGACATATATGGTATAATAGAAGAGGTGATATGGATGACAGCGGAGGATGAGCGGGTGTGTCCAATCTGCCGGCCAAAGCACGAAACGGTTATACAACTATACGATGCTCTGTATGGTGGAGATAGACCGCCCGCTCATGCTCGATGTCGGTGTTGGCTGGAAGCGATACTGATATTGAAAAACGTACCCGTAATATACGAAGCAGTAAAATCTGGCAGAGTGTCGCTGGAAAACATAATGGAGGTTGCACGTGTTGTTCAGGTTTAGAATAAAACGTGTAGACGTGGTTATGGCGAAGGTGGATAAGGCCATAGTCCTTATACGGCAGGGTTTTACCCGGAAAACCGGTGAGGATATGTTGACTCATCTGTTTACATCCATGCCGCCATATCCCCCGGAGCTACCCAATCAGGTATATGTAAGAACCCATCAGCTTTATAAGGCTTTAAGATCTGAACGGGGTGAACACCGAATGTCATTGTCAGAAGTTCGCGCTATTGGGGGAGAGCAGGTGGTAATATTGGGCTTGCGAGGGGGAACCGAGAAGCTATATGGAACGCAGGTTGTGGGTTTTCCACACCAACAAAGGCCCATTCACCAGGGTCGCTGGTTTACTCTGATATCACATGTTGGTAAACAAATGGCAAAACTGGTGGATATAGTTGAGAAGGGTACGGGAGATTTGTTGAGAAAAGCGGGTTTTCGTTAGGAGGAAATTATGGATAGGGAATACAAATCTTTCCCGACATTTGTAAAGTCCATTGGAGATAATACCTTTAAGCAGGTGTTCTCCGTATTTGGTGTGGTGGACTTATATAAAGATAAAATAAAGAAAGGGTCGTTCACTAAAACCCTTAAGGAGCGCATGGATAAAGTAAAGGTGTTGTGGCAGCACGATTTCTTTATGCCTCCCGTAGCCGCTCTGATCGACGCTTATGAGATTGACGCCGGGGATTTACCAGATGAGGTCAGGGAGAAATACCCGGAAGCTACCGGGGCCCTGGAGGGCGTCGTTGAATATTTGAATACCCCCAGGGGGGAGGAAATCGTGGAGGGCATTAGCAAAGGGGCTATTACGGAAAATTCCATAGGATTTGATGCCATTAAAATCAATTGGGTAGAGGAAAGTGTGAATGACGATATTAAGATAAAGATACGGGAGATAACGGAAATTAGGTTGTGGGATCTGTCTCCCGTAAATTGGGGGGCAAACCCGGCGACGTTCAACCGCAACCAAAAAATGTTCAACGAGATCATGAACAGGCTGTCGGGCATTGAGTTAACAGAACAGGGGGATATGCCCCCATTTGAGGTCATTCAGTTGAGCAGGGCTCTGGATGATATGCTGGGTGCGCCCTATGTAAAGGAGTTAGAATGGTTTGATGAGTTGAAGGCTTTGAACGATGCCTTGCTAATTGAAGCCGAGCCGGAGGATGTTGAAAACATCCACACTCACTTCGGGCTTATGCAGAGCAAGATTTGTGCTTTATCGATGTTAGTAGAATCCTATGGAGGGTAACAATGAAAACAGCTAAGGAATATCGAACTCAGCTAGCTGCCCTCGCCAAGAAAGCCAAAAGCATTGGGGATACATGGGAAGGAAAGGAAACTGAGGAAGGCTTCGAGGAGGCCATGACCGAAGTACGTCAGGTACTCGGTAAGGCCGATGAAGTGAAGGCTATGCTGGACTTAGCCTTGAAGTCAGAAGGTCTACAAGATCTTATTTCCAACCCGCAGGCCCCTTCTATGGCCAACATGGAAATTGGGCGTGAATCAGCCCCTGGAGAAGGAATGGTCTCAGATAAACAGAGAGAGGCCACCTCCACAAATGATTATAAATCGGCCTTTGAAGGATATCTCCGACGCGATGTTGGTCAACTGGGTCCAAATGACCGTAAGACCCTGCAAGAAGGCCAAGATGATGCTGGAGGCTTCCTCGTTCCTGAGGATTGGCGAAGCGAATTGCTGAAAAGAACCGCCGCCCGGCCCAACATTCGGCAAAATGCCCGAGTGATCACCACCAGTACAGACAGTGTACGTGTACCAAAGGTGGTGTATGCGGGAGACTATCGCTGGACCAGCGGCGTTCGAATGAAATGGGTAGGAGAGACCCCTGCCACCGCTTCCGAGCACCGGGTGACAGATCCTGTGTTTGGTGCGGAGCGCATCGAAGTATATACAGCTATGGCGTCTCTGCCTATCACTCTAGACCTACTGGAAGATGCGTCGTTCCCGATTGATGGGTATATCATCGATCTGTTAAGTGAGGCCTATGATCTTGGAGAAGAGTCGGTTTGGGTTTCCGGTACTGGCGCAGGCCAGCCACAGGGAATTCTTACCCATGCTCAGGTGCAAGTGGTCTCAGGTACCACGGGTAACGGCATGCAGGTAATCTCCGGCGCAACTTCCACCCTTACCGCAGATGGCCTTATCGATCTGGCCTTTGAACTAGGGGAGCAATACGACATCAATTCCAAATGGTACTTCAACAAGCGAAGCACCGAACGGGCAATCCGCCAATTGAAAAATGCCACCAGTGGTGAATATATCTGGCCGGTTACGGCTCAAGTCGGTCACCTTGGCCCAACCAATTTGCAATTGCTTGGATATCCTGTCGTTCGCTCCCCCTTCATGCCGGATATCGCCGCGGACGCGTTCCCAATTTTGTTTGGGGATATGAAGGGATATACAATCGTTGATCGTGTTGGATTGTCCATCCAGCGATTACGAGAAGTATATGCGGAAACTAACCTTGTCGTGTATCTGGCCCGGAAACGGGTTGGCGGCAAACTTATGGAACCTTATCGCCTTAAGGTTCAGAAAGTATCAACGTAGGAGGTGTGACAATGAGAAGCTTTCATGAGAACGTGCTGGTCACCCTCGGACAGGTGCCAGCGGCTATTACTACCGCAACTGTCCCCGCCACCTACATTGACATGTCGGACTATGCCCGGATTGTTTTTATTATCCATGTCGGTGACATGCCCGCAACCTCCACCCTTGATGCGCAAGTGGTGCAGGCCACGGACTCCTCCGGCACTGGATCTAAAAACATCACCGGGGCTGCTATCACGCAGTTAGTCGCCACCGATGATGATAAAATGGTGTCAATTGAGGTACGGGACACTGCTCTTGATGTGGCCAATGGGTTTAGATATGTGGCCATTACGTTAACCGCGGCCAATTCCCCGGTAGGAACCTGCTTTGCCTTGCAGTATCGGGGCGGCGGGCTACCGCCCACGCAACCAGCTGCATATGAAGAGCAGGTAGAGGTTTCGTAAAGGTCGGCGCGGGCCGTCCTTCTCTCCTTGAATTGGGGTCCGGGTTTATCCTGGGCCCCAAAGGAGGAATACATGAGTAAACATCTAGAGATGGTGAAGGTTGTATTTATTAGAGATACATCCATAACCATTCCATCCCCTATGGTAGTTAGAGTTGGGGATATACGCAATATGCCCCGTTGGTGCGCAGAAACGCTAATGGAAGCGGGAGATTGCAGGGAATATGGCACAAAAGCAAAGGCCATTAGCGGTCCAACTGAGGATAAAGCCCATATCCCGGTTGTGGCTAATAAGAATGCTATAGACCTGGCTGAGAAGCATGAAGTTGATCTATCCCTGGTGGAGGGTACCGGATTTGCTGGTAGAATAACCAAGGCGGATGTTAAGAAGTACATAGACAGCCTGTAGAGGAGGTTCCATGGCCGCGGTGGATTATGTAGAGGCTCAGGATGTCGCCACGCATTTAATTGATGATGGTGAGCTTATGGATGGCGACTCCGGCAAGTATCAGCCCCTGCTTGAGGCGCTGGTATCCAGGGCAAGTGAGCTTGTTGATTACTGGTTTGGTTATCCCACTGGCCATTTTAAAGCAGCCTCAGCTACAATTAAGTATTTTGATGGAAATGGCGGGCTAGAGCTATGGCCTGGGCACATGGCCGATGTTCCGAGCGAGGTGGCTGTGGCAGAGGCTGGGGATCTAAGCACATACACTATATGGAGTGCAGACGATTATTTGGTAAAACCATATAACGCCGCTGCCGAGGGGTATCCATACAGATCCCTGCTAATTGATACAATAAACGGGTCAAAGTCCAGATGGTACAAGTACCACAGATCGGTAAAAATTACGGCTAAGTGGGGATGGTCTGAGACCCCCCCTAACGTAATACAGGAAGCTGTTATAGTCCAGTGCGCTAGATGGTTTATGCGCGGGAAGCAAGCTTTCCAGGATGCCGGGGCAGTCACTGAGCTAATGCGTATGAGATATCTACAGAAAATAGACCCGGAAATCGAGCTGTTGTTGTCCCGTATGCCTGGAGGAGTAACGATATAATGGCCAAGGATCTAGATAGCGTGTGCAAGCAATTGCAGGTAGTGGCCGGGGCTCTGGATTCCGTGGAGAAGGCTGGTGAGTATGCTAGAGAGGCAGAGACTGTAAAGGTATTTTCCGTATCTTATCCGTTCGAAGGCAGCATGGGATCTATAACATCCGGGGATTATAGGGGATTACATACGATAATAACTGAGATACATTTCACCACGCAAACGCTAGAGACGGTGCTGCGTGGGGCTATACCTATAATCGAGGAATTTATGTGCGCTGTTCTATCCGACCCTACCTTAAATGGAACATGTGACACAGTGGTGGGTGATGTAAACTATAAATTTGGGTTCCTTAGTTGGGGGGGAATGAAAGAGAATCACGTAGGACCCCGGTTCTGGACTACGGTTAAGATAAGGTAATAGGAGGAAACGATGTTAAAATATATAGGTCGGGGTGATTTTCTTCTCCAGGTCCCCGCTAGGAATTTGACCGGGGAGGAGATAAAAAGCCTAGAAGCCAAGTATGGGTGGGTTAATCTCAGAAAAACTCTGCTTGAATCCGGTCTTTATTCGGAAGAAGCTTCCAACAAGAAGGGAAACCTAGTCACCAAATCTAGGCCAGGCAAGAAGGAGGATAAATGATGGGCGGCATAAAGAAACTAAGAAAGGTTCAGTTTGGATTAGAAGTAACCCCCGGTTCAGCCGTGGCCGCTTCGGTATTGTGGAGGGGCCTTGGTATGCTGGATGATCAACGAGAGATTACCTTCGTTGACGAGAGCATTGGGGTATTGGCGGGCACTGATCGCACGTATACGGCCAGAGTAAAGGCTCAGTGTGACTTGGCGGAAACGCCACTTACCTTCGAGCAGTTACCCTTGCTTTTGTGTATAGCCATAGATGACTTAACGTCTGGTGTGGCAGACGGTTCTGGGACGGATTTCATATATACATATACGGGTGGACAGACTTCGCAACCTGGATACAAGACCTTCACGGTGGAGACCGGGGATAACCAACAGGCAGAAGAATGCGCTCACATGTTCGCCTCGGAAATTATACTAAAGGGGGCATCCGGAGAAGCTTGGATGATGTCGGGAACTCTTATAGGGGCAGAAGTAGAAAACACAACCTTCACACCAGCTTTGTCGGTGCCTGCCGTGGAGACCGCGCTGTTTAATAAAACCAAGCTGTACATAGATGATGGCGGAGGCACCATTGGAACCACACAGAAATCAAACACCCTGCTAGATTGTGAGATAAC